ATTCTGATCGGCTTCGGCGTTGGTCTGAAGTTGTTCCGCAGCTTTGGCAATCGTGGCCTTAAAGGTCGTTTCTAGTAGTTCGCGGGATGTACGACTCCCACCACACGTATATCCCGCATCTTGCTTAAATTAAATTATGAAGACTATAGAGATTGTACAATTAATAACTCAGACTCTATCTGCTAATTTCTCTTCTCTTTTAGCGATCGTCGCTGTTGGTGCTGGAGTGAAGATAGTTTTGGATATTATTTTTAAGTCTCTTTATTCAGTTACTAATTCTAGATAGGAGTTCCTTATGTCATCAATGGAGTTACAAACAATTTTAGATAGGTTTCTTGTAAAGTTCTTTGTTATTCTATTTTCTGCTTTTATTTGTTGGTACCTTATACGACGAATTAGCTATTCGGGAGGTGATAAATAAATGAACTCTAGCGATATTGTTAGTTTAATTTATAACGCTATTACTCTTTTCGCATTGGGGTTCTGCGTTTATTTTCTTTACACTGATGTTTTTAAGAATAGGAATAATAAAAAATGATGATGTTATTCGCTTTATTTTCCATTTTTTTGTTGGTTATAGTGGTTTTTTCGATCGATGAAGAAAAAGAATATCAGACCTATTTAAGAAAGAAGCTTGAAGATGAAAATAAATAAAAGGGTATTTTATATTTTATCTTCTCTTCTAATTTTGTGCTATTCTGTTCTTTCGCCTTTTTATAAGGTTTCCGCCCTTGAAAAAAAAGACGATCTACCTGCTTTTAATGAGACTAAGAATATTAGCCTTAAGTTTGGTAAATATGATTCTGGCGATCTGACTTATACTTGGTATAACTATTTCTTTAATAAAAAGAAGGATGCTGATTTTGATTTTGTATGGGATTGTCCTGTTTTAACTAGGGATCAAGCTAAGACAAGTTATGCTAAGGCTATAGCTAACAATGAGGGTTGGCTTGTTACTCAGAGAGAATACTTATTCGATTCTCTTTATCAAGGTAAAAAGACTCTTGTTAAGACTTTGCAGGTTTATTGGTCTGAGAAAAAATTAGATAAACAATTATTACAGTATTATAGAGGATTTGGCTATTATTGGCAGTTTAATGATTTTATCTCTAACGGTATTTATTATCTGGATTTGGGTTATGATGATAATGGCCGTGTCCATATTGGGTGTTATGATATAAAGTCTTTTACGCCGAATTATTCAAAAATAACTGCTCTTTTATCACGTACTAATGAAAGGGTTAGTCAGGATGATCAGAAAAATGGCTATTATGATAAAACTTCTACTTTAATAAATACGTTTCCTTATGAGGTCGATAAAAAAACTATAGGCGATAAAGATATCTCTATTCGTGACGCTTATCAGCAGACTTTATATCCACACTTTGAATATGATTTAAAATATTTAAAGCTTAAACTGAAGCACCTTAAAAAAGAGGATTCTATAAAGTTTCCTGACGCCTGGGCCAGTTTTGACAATCAGAAAGGGTATTATATTCCCGACAAGTCTGACTATTATATATGGTTTACTGTCCAGAAGCGTAAAGGTGGCGATGTTATTCAAAATGGATTACAGTATATAAAAGCGGATGGATTTTTTGAGGTCGATTTACCTTCATTAGATGAATATTCTATTACTGCTAGTTATACTACTAAGGTTTGTTATGCTTACTCTTATGATAGAGATAAAACTATAACGCCTGCTGAGGGTGACTATTGTTTTTATGCTCCACCAGATGAGAAGAAGGATCTTAAGTATGGCCAACGCACTGCTTATATAAAAGCGGACGGATCTGTAAAATCTGGTAGTACTTTGGGTCTAGTTTGTAATGATGGATTTTGTTCTGAATTAAAACAGAAGCCTAAGTATGAAGACTGTTCTCAGTATGATTATAATTTTAATGGATTAAAAATACCGTCTTTTGGTTCTGTTGCCTGTGCTATACGTAATTCTTTTGTTTGGTTCTTTACGGATTTTATCTTTGGTATAATTTTTCCAAAAATTGAGGATATTCAGTCTTTGTGGGATGATTTATTGAATACTATTATTGATCGATTGGGCTTTTTGGCCTTGCCTTTTACTTTTATAAAAGGTGTATTTACTACAGTACAGGCTATGACTGCTACTAATAATACATGTGCAATGAGTCTTACTGTTTTTGGCTCTACTGCTAATCTTGAGTTATGTAAATGGCGTTATCAATTACCCGCTGTTTGGTCATTTATGCAGATATTTCTTCAAGGTGGTATAGCTATTGGCTTTTTGTGGACTTGCTACAGATTGGCCAATCGGTTCTTTGGTATTTATGTTGAGGATTATGAAGAGGAAGATCACGATACTCATTCTATACGCTGGTTTGACGAGCGTACTGGTGATCACGGTGATTGGGAGGAAAGGAGAAAGGATTAGTCTATGATAGTAATGTTTATTTTATCGTTTATAGTCGTTATCATTAAGTTTATTCTATCTCTTATTCTTATTCCTGCCGCTCCATTAGTTTTTCTTAATGCGATTAATAATGTTGTTCCTTATTTTGCCTTTCCGATCGTTGTTCTTAGACAGTATATAGGCGATACATTCTTTACTACAATGCTTGTTATGATCGTTACCAGTATTACTGTATTTATAGCAATACGTCCTGTTCTTTGGTTTTATAACAAAGTGAGGGGCCACTAATGCCTAATATTTTACCATTTGTTTCTAAGTCTTTATCTTTCGATAAAGAAGCTATTAGAGAAAATAGACGCAACCTTAAGGATCCAGATTACTTTCGCCCCTCGGGTATTCAGACATTTTTCGGTGAACAAGGTGACGGCAAGACTATAACTCTAATTCATTTTTATAAGAAAATTGCAAAACGATATCCAAAAGCTATTGTTGTTTCTAACATCATATTAAAGGATCGTACCGCTCTTAGATTTGACGGATCTTTAGATAAATTAAAGTCTATCCTCTCTCGTGAGATTGATACTGTTTCTAGCTATATTTACTATTCTTCTTTAGAAGAATATGCTCTTGTCAACCAGTGTGTACGTAATGGTAAATATGGCGTAATAATAATTACTGATGAATATCAGAATTATTTTTCTAATCAGGATTCTCGCAACGTTCCGCCTTGGGTAATTCATCAGGCCGCTCAGAATCGTAAACAGAAGCGTATTCACCTTGTTACCTCTCAGGATTATGATCAACTGGTAAAGGCCGTACGTCGTCGCTCGGATATTGCATTTAAATGCAAGTCTTTTGCTCTTCCATTCGGTCTGTCTGCTGGCCCTATTTTTACGATTTACTGGGCGTTTATCGCTAAGAAGCTTGAGTTTGACAACAACGGCAAGCGTGTTGACGGATCGCGTCCTCTTAAAATGGGATTCTTCTTCCAGTCGCAAGCTTTGCGCGATTCATACGATACCAATCAGGTTGTATTTACTGGTTCTCAGGCTGACGGCATCTACCTCGCTTCACAGCCTACTGTCACGGTGAAGAAACTTGCTGTTCCCCTTAAAAGGCGAAAGGGGGTGTTTTCCAGGTAGAAGCGATTCTCTGATCGGCGCGAAAAGTTATGCTTTTCGCGTCCGGGCGGTATCTATAGGTTCCCGCCCGTAGGGCTACTTGATAACCCAACACTTAACAAGCGTTTACAGAGGTAAACAACACGTAAAAAATAACATATTGGGGGTATGTTTAATGAATCAATCTTTAACTGTAATTGAACACATTACGAAAGAATACCCTAATAATATGTATAAAGTCACTATTTTTAACAATCCTTTAGTACTTCCACGCCCTAAGTTAGGTCATAAGCCTAATAGGGATTCTGAGAAGCCGTCAGATAAAGCTATTGAAGAGTCTTTACGCCGTACCCGCACAACTATTTTTGATTATGCCCTATCTAATAACTTCTCTTACTTTGTTACTTTTACTTTCAACCCTAAGAAGATCGATAGGTATTCTATAGAAGCTACTTTTAATACTATGAAGTATTGGCTCAATCGTCAGAAAAAGCACTCTCCCAATTTTGCATACGTAATCGTCCCAGAGTTTCATAAAGACGGTGCTATTCACTTTCATGCTTTGATCCGTGATTATAACGCTGAATTAAAGTCTACTAATGTTTTCCAAAATGGTAAACGCGTTTACAATCTTACTGGCTTTACTGCTGGATTTACAAACGCCCAGAAGCTTGATGACGATCAAACTAAGGCCGCGGCCTATCTTACTAAGTATATTACTAAGGATATGCTCAATCGATTCAATAAACGCCGCTACTGGGCCTCTAAGAATTTATGCAAGCCTGTAAAACATTATGAGTCATTAGATGAATTAAAATTAAGTCAGTATATTCACGATGATAATTTAATGTTTCATTCTAATGCATATAATTTATCAATTTATCAATTCAAGCGTAATTTGGATATCGATTCTATTTATGATTTATTGATCGATAGAGATGTAGATTTGACTTCTTCAGTCGCTATTAATATTAAACTTCGTCAAGCATCATTGCCTACTATTTTCAAACAGACTCGCCCTCTTCCACCTTAATTTTTTGTTTTTAGGTAATCTTCTATAATTTTCTTTATTTCTGTAGTTCTATTATAGGTTCCTATTGTACAGAATGCTGCCATTACTAT